ACTTGTCCGGGTTCAGTCGCTAAGGATGGGGGCTTGGTTGATGCCTGTAAGGGCTGCTACGCTACTACAGGTAATTATAATTATCCCAATGTAAAAGCTCCTAGACTATCTAATAGAGAAGATTGGCAGCGTCCAGAATGGATTAGTGACATGGTTCAGGGCTTAGACTCTTCTAGATATTTTAGATGGTTTGATTCTGGTGACATGTATTCTATCGAACTAGCGGAGAAAATCTATCAAGTGATGAGCTTAACTCCTTGGTGTAATCACTGGATGCCAACAAGGATGCACAAGTTTAAAAAATTCTCTAGCATACTAGCTAAGATGCAAAAACTACCTAATGTAGTAATTAGATTCTCTTCTGATAGTATTTCCGGGGAATTGGTTCAGGGTTCAACAAGCTCCACTATTTTTAGTGATGAGTCACAATTACCTAAAAATGCTACAGTTTGCCGGGCTTATGAGCATGAAGGAAAATGTAACGGCTGCAGAGCTTGCTACTCTAAGGAAGTTCCAGTCATTGCTTATAAAGCTCATGGGGTTAAGATGGCTAAAGTTATCCGTATTGCTGCAATTGCTTAATTAAACACTCAAAAGGAGAATTACAAAATGCTTAAATTTATACAAGGTTGTCTCTTAGGTCTTATCTGTTTCACTATCCCGCTTTTAATTTATGTTTACACTACCGGAGGGTTTTAATATGCCTACTTATGATTTAGTAAAAACGATTACACTACACTTCAATTGCATAGAAGCTAGTAGCGAAGCGGACGCAATTGCTACTATTGAGGATAAGAGTGTATTTGATGCAGACGCACAAGGAGAAGTAAATACATTTGTACTATGGTCTAGTGAGAAGGAGGATAAAACAGAGACTCAAAAGTTTATGGAAGAGCATTTTCAACTTATTAAAATAGGTTTTTAAATGAGTTTACAAGAGATAGCTATAGAACTAGGTATTAGTCACCAGCGTGTCAGTCAGTTGGAGCAGTCTGCCCTGAACAAGGTAAGAATTGAATTATCTAAACGAAATATCACTTATGAGGATTTGTACTTATGCTTAAAATTATGGGTTTAATTGCAACATTGTTATACATTGGCGATACATTCGCTCAATCATGTACTGTTCAAACAATCTTTACGGATAAGGGCTTGATTAGTTGTTATACCTGTCCGAATATGCCTCCATCATGTACAAAGGTATAATCATGCAAAATTATAAATGGTTTTACTGGCTGGCTGGAATTGTAGTCTATACTCAGGTTATGATATGGCTATTACGAGGCATTAGACAGGCTTTATAGACTGTTTTACAAGTAGTTGAGGGTTATCTATTAACTAAGAGCTAAACGGCTCAGAAGGGCTATATTATGAGATGTACTTGTTGCAATACAGCATTAAACGATTACGAGTCTACTGTAAGACATGGTATTACTAGGCAATTCCTAGAGATGTGCTCTACCTGCTTAAAATCAGTAGATGCCTACATTCCTATTCAGGTAAGGCATGACCTGTTAAGCGAGGGTGATACGGGTAATGGTGAGTTACTTGATGATGATGATGAATACATCGAGGAATTAAACGATGATGGGATTGATGAATACTGGCAAGAACGCTAATATTGACCTATATAGACTATGTTGTTGCTGTGCATAGGTTTTAATAGTTTTTACATAAAACAACAATCTAACGATAGTCTATGTTGTTAAGGCATTGTAATGAATTTTTGAAATTGTGTCAAGTCTTTTATTTTTGTCTTATCTATTGACAATTTTGTCTTTAGGTTTACAGTTTGTCTTTTATACGGAGGTTATATGCTGGAATTTGAGGAAATGTCGGGTTTAGAGTTGCAATATGCTCAGGAAGAGATGCACAAGCACTTCGTTTTAGAGGAAATGGTGGCATTGTGTGGACAATACGGCTATGAGGAAATTATGGCGGATTTTAGAAACCGCTTAAATGAAGCCATAGACCGCTTAATTCCAGTAGTTGATACCGAGGTATAGGCGATGCTGCGTTATGCGATTGTAGCGTGTTTTAGTGCGTTTGTGGGGTATTCTGTCGCTATGATTGAGATAGACCATCAGGTATGTGGGAATTATGCTGATAAATATAGCGATTGGCATGGCTGGTTAAGCGTTAAGGACGGGGTATTTAGATGCTTTTATGTTGAGTCTAGGTATCCTTATCGAGTTAAACAAGGAATAATTGAGGTAAGAAAATGAGAAAAGAACCAAGAGGATTAACAGCTACATTTGTGGTAACTAAAACTTACCATGTAACTTGTTACGGAAACACAGAAGAGGATTGCCACATCATGGCAGAAAATTTAGACCCGTCTAAGATTGATGAAGATGATTTGATTGATATGGAAGTTACCCTAAAAGACGGGTTTGAATATGACGGATTCTAAGTATCTTAAACACATCCCTTGCGAGACTTGCGGAAGTAGCGATGCGAATAGTCTATATGATGATGGTCATCAATACTGTTTTGCTTGCTTTACTCGTGTCGAAGGGGATGGCACAACAACAACGAAAGTACCAGTTAAACCAATGAACAAGGATTTACAATTTTATGACAATAGCTCTTCTCTTAGTATCGCTAATCGTGGTATTACTTCGGCTACTTGCATAGCTTACGGAGTAAGACAGAATGAAGGTAAACACTACTATCCCTACTATGATGCTGAGGGGGTAATGACGGCAGTGAAGACTAGGTTGGTGGAGACTAAAGATTTTAGTATTGCTGGTGACTTCAAAGAAGCTACTTTATTCGGTCAAAATCTATTTACTAAAGCTGGTCGCTACCTGACTATCTGCGAGGGTGAATTAGACGCACTAGCAAGCTATCAGATGCAAGGTAGCAAATATCCTTGCGTGTCGGTTCGTAATGGCGCACAGGCAGCTCTGAAAGATTGCAAAACGCAATACGAATGGATTGATTCATTTGAAAATATTGTAATTTGTTTTGATGCTGATGAACCGGGGCAGAAAGCTGCTCAAGCAGTAGCGGAATTGTTTGGTGGTAAGGTTAAAGTAATGAAGCACAAGAAAGGATATAAGGATGCTTGCGATTACCTTGAGAATGGCTCTGGTAAAGAATTTATTGATAGTTGGTGGGCTGCAGAGTCTTATGTTCCCGATGGCATTATCCAAGGGAACACTTTATGGGAGATGGTGTCTGCTCCTATTGCAAAAGCAGACTGCGATTACCCTTATGAAGGACTTAATAAACTTACATACGGAATTCGCAAGGGAGAACTCGTCATGGTTACGGCGGGTTCTGGTCTGGGAAAGTCACAGTTTTTGCGTGAAATTGTATGGCACATCATTAACAAAACGGATGACCGAATCGGACTTATGTTTCTTGAGGAAGGTGTGCGAAAGACTGCCCGTAGCTTGATGTCTTTGGCAGTAAACAAACCTATTCATTTACCTGATGTTGATGTATCACCGGAGGAGCTTAAAGATGCTTTTGATAGAACACTCGGAAGTGACCGCATTTATTTGTTTGACCATTTCGGCAGCACTAGTTTGGAGAATATTGTTAACAGAGTGCGATATATGGCTAAAGGTCTTAATTGTGGGTATGTGTTTCTTGACCACCTTAGCATTATTGTCAGTGGTGGTGATGTTGGAGATGAGCGTAAAGCCTTAGATTCCATTATGACTAAGTTACGAATGTTAGTACAGGAGACAGGCATTAGTTTGATTTGTGTCTCTCACCTTAAAAGACCGGATAGCAAAGGGCATGAGGAAGGTGCTGCAACATCCTTAGCCCAGTTGCGAGGTTCAGGTGCTATTGCACAGCTCTCTGACATTGTGATAGGATTAGAGCGTAACGGACAGGCTCAGGATATGATTGAGCGTAACACCACAAGTGTAAGAGTATTAAAGAATCGCTTTAGTGGTTACACAGGTAACTGCGGAGCATTGTTGTATAATGGACAAACCGGACGAATGTTAGAGATACAGGACACACTATGAACAAAGATATAGTAGAAGCAGCAAGAGAGTATGCGAAACAGGATGAGTATTCTGTTACTCGCAATTACATCAACGCATTGTGTTTAGAGATAGACCGATTGCGTACATTAAACAAGGATGTCTTTGGTCGCATACAAGATAACACCGAAGTCTATGCTGATGCAGAGCGTTATCGCTGGCTACGCAGTGCGTCATGGGATGTTGACCATCATTTAGTTGCTCCATCTGTCATTGCCTGTAATGGTGATATGTCAGAGTGGCGATGGATGATTGGTAATGAGATTGATGCTGCTGTTGATAAGTTTATTGCGGAGAGTAAATGAGTTTTGACATCATGACTGAAAAAGGCATGAGAGTAACTCAATGGTTTAGCTCAATTGATGAGCTACTCAAGTCAATGTTGGCTAACCCTAAAGATAGGTATTGGAGAAATACATGAGTAAGAAGAATATTAAAGTAGATGGCTATGTTTGGGTTGCGGAGAATGGTGCAATTGATTATGGATTTTGGTTTGGTGATTCAGATGAGCCTGTGTCATTTTCAACAACACTAAAAGAGATTGTTAGGAATAT